TCGTTGATAACCAAGAAAACTATTATTTAAAGTTTATTTTTAGTGATGGTTCAAACTATATCCTTCCTTATGACAATGTTATTCATTTAAAAAGGTTTTATAGTGAAAATGATATCTTTGGTGGAAACTCGAGTAGTGGAAGTCATGAGGCTTTGCTTAAAACTTTAAAAACAAATGATTCATTACTACAAGGAATAGAAGGAGCTGTTCAATCAAGTTTTCAAATCAAAGGTTTGTTAAAAATTAACGCAATGCTTAAGGAATCGGATAAGCAAAAGCAAATAGATGAGTTCAATAGAGCATTGAATAGAGCTAATGAAAATGACAGTGCAATAGTTCCTGTAGATGCTAAAGCAGAATACACTCCACTTCAAGTTGATCCTAAACTAGTTGATTCAAGCACATTAGATTTTTTACAAAATAAGATACTTGATTATTTTGGAGTGAGTAAAGCTGTATTTAATAACTCATACAATGAGAATGAATTTAATTCTTTTTATGAGTCAACTATTGAACCGTTAGCTATTCAACTAAGTGAGTGTTTCTCAAATGGATTACTAACAGTTAATGAATTAGAAAGAGGAGAGGAAATCCTCTTTTTTAGTGAAAGACTCCAATACGCATCCTGGAATACAAAAGTTGGTGCTATTGAAAAACTTATGGGTTTAGGAATTATGTCACTCAATGAATCTAGAGCATTGCTTGGTCTAGAACCATTAGAAGGTGGCAACAAAAGATTACAATCACTCAACTATGTTGATGCTGATAAAGCCAATAAATATCAAGTTGGCGAAGATTCATCAAAGGAGGACAAAGAAGATGAACAATAGAAAAGAAATAAGACTTGCCGAACTTCGTACTGAAGAAGCTGATGGCAAGATGATCCTTGAAGGCTATGCAATAGTCTTTGAAAGTGAAACTTTAATTGGTGATGAAGAACATGGATTCAAAGAAATCATTGATAAAGAATCACTAGGTTCTGCTCAAATGAAGGATGTTCCACTCAAATATAACCATATGGATAATTTCCTTATTTTAGCTAGAACAAAAAACAAATCTCTTACATTAGAGGTTGATGAAAAAGGTTTGAAAGTTCGTGCTGAACTATTAGATACAGAGTCAAATAAAGACATCTATAAAATGGTTCAAGCAGGGCTTTTAGATAAGATGAGTTTTGCGTTTACAGTTGCTAAACAAAGCTGGGATAGATCAGGAAAAATCCCTGTTCGTAGAATCCTTGGAATTGAGAGATTGTACGATGTATCAATAGTCGACACTCCAGCTTATGATGCAACTAGTATTCATGCTCGTTCTTTAGAGATTGTGGATGCAGATCTAAAGGCTATGGATTTAGAAGAGCAAAATCGTAAAGCAGAAATTATCAAAAAAAGAATTCAAATTAAATCACAAATCTAGGAGGAAAAAAAGATGAATTTAATTAAAAGAAAATCTGAAATTGAATCAAGACTTGCTGAAATTAGAAAGGCTAGTCAAGACGAAACTGATGTAGAAAAATTAACTGCATTAGAAAACGAAGTCTCTTCTTTACAAGAAGAAAGAGCAATGATTGAAAAGAAAATGAGCATTGCTAATCAAACTGAAGTCAAACTTGTTAATGTTGAAACTAACTCCGAAACAAAGGAAATGTTAGAACAACGTGGTAAAGACTTAAGAGAATCTAGAACAATCAAAGTTTCTAGTGATGGCATTTTACTACCAACTCATACAGGCAAGACAATTGGCGAATACCCATTTAAAGAATTCTCTTCAATTGTAGATAAGGTAAATCTTATCAATTTAAATGGTGGTGAAACATATAAGAAATCTTATGTTAAATCACATGGCGTAGCTGGTAACACAACTGAAGCTAATGCTTACACATCAACTGAACCAACATTTGATTATGTAACAATCTCTAAAGTCAAACTTACTTGCTATACCGAAATTACTGAAGAATTAGAAAAATTACCTGACCTTCCTTATCAAGCTGAAGTTTTAAAGAATATTGAAATTTCACTTAAAAAGAAGATTGCATCACAAATCATTCTAGGTAATGGCTCTACAAACAATTTCACAGGTATTTTCTCAACAAATGCTAGTGCAATTGAAACATCTAAAGATATTGAAATCACAACAATTGATGAGACAACTTTGGATAAAATTATCTACGCATATGGTGGAGATGAAGAAGTAGAAGGCGATGCTGTTTTAATCCTTAATAAAAATGACTTACGTGCATTTGCTACTTTAAGAACAACTGAAGGTAGAAAAGTACATAACGTTGATTATAAGGCACAAACAATTGATGGCATTCCTTATATCATCAACTCTAACTGTAGTGCAATTAGTGATACAGCTACAACTGATGGTACATACTGTATTGCTTATGGTTCATTAAAGAACTATGAAGTTCCTGTATTCTCACCAGTTGAAATCGCAAAATCTACTGATTACAAGTTCAAAGATGGCATCATCTGCTATAAAGCATCAGTCTTTACAGGCGGTAATGTTATCGGATTTAACGGTTTCTTGAGAGTTAAGAAATCAGTACCAACTCCACCAGAAAATAATGGTGGCAACCAAGAAGAAGATTAATAGTTAATTTTAAAGTGTGAGAGGAGGTGGCGTTATGCCAAGTATAACTTTGTTAGAAAAAGTAAAGAAATCATTGATGATTCCAACAACCGAGACATTTGCTGATACTGAACTTAATGTTCATATTCTTTCTTGTAAAGAACTAATCAAATCAGCTGGTGTTCCTTCAAGCGTTATTGAAAGTGATAATGGATTAGTTGAAGCTTTGGTTCTTATTTACTGTAAGACTTTTTATGGTTTTACAAACGATGGAAGTGTTAAGACTTTACCTGATTCATTTGATTTCTTGCTTAGACAACTTGCATTAACGTGGGAGGAAGAGACTGATGTTTCCTAACTCTCCAAACACAACTCTCACACTTTTAACTATTAAATCCGAAAAAGACTCAATTGGCACAAAAAGAAATGTTATTAAAACTTCCAAAACAATCGTTGGATCAAAAAAATCGATTACAAGATCAGAACACCAAACAAGTACATCACTAGGAATAAACATTGACCTAAAAGTAGTGGTTCAATCCATCTTATATGACAATTCAAAATTTGTAAAAATAGATGATGAATTATATAAGATTGAACGAACATTTGAAAATGGACAATTCTTAGAATTGTATTTGTCTAAAAGTGATATTGAGGTTTCAAATGTCTGAATCCATCAACAATCTTGGTATTAGATTAACTGATTTAATAAACGATTTTAGTGATGATGTTTTAAACAACATTGAATCTCGATTAGATGAAACAGCCGACCAAATTCTAGACTACATTAAAACAAACTGTCCAAAGAGTAATGGTGGTAGTAATCATTTATCGGATTCATTTGATTTAACTGTTGTTGGCGAAGGTGCAAATAAAACTATTTTCATATCTTCAAAAACAAAAGGAAGATTAGTGCATTTAGTTGAACTTGGATTTAAACATAGAAATGGAAAGTTCGTAGCAGCAAGACCTTTTATGCGTCCTGCTTATGAGACTTTTACTCCTCAAATGTTAGAGGATATAAAAAACATAATTAAAAATGGAGGTAGATAAATGGAACTAACTACTCTTTACTCCATTTTGAATACTGCCTTACCAAATAAAGTGTTCTATGGAACGAATGCTTATGATAACGAAGATAATGTCTCAATGCCATTTATTGTTTATCAAGAAGTGACAAAAAGACCATTGGCTTTCAAAGATGATAAACCACTGATTTATAAATCTAGTGTTCAAATTACATTGGTTACCAAAAGCAAAGATGTTGAATTAGAATCTAAACTTGAAAAGGCATTACTAGACAACAGTCTAGTTTTTTCTTTATTGAGTGAATTTAGGAATGAAGATAAGTCACTTAATAGAGTATATGAAATTTACATGGAGGAAATATAAGATGGCAAACAAAATTACATTTGGGCTTAAAAATGCTCATTATTCAGTTGCGACATTAGGAACTGATGGTTCTTATTCATTCGCAACACCTGTAGCACTTCCTGGAGCACAGGAATTTTCAACTGATATTGTTGGTGGTTCTACAAATGTTAATGCCGATGACAAAATCATTCAAACGGTTAATTCATTAGCAGGTAGAACAATTACTTTGAAATTAACTGATATTCCAGAAAGTTTCAAAACAAGTGTACTTGGCTATAAGAAACTTACTACTACAAATAACCTAGTAGAAGTAGCTGATGCACCAACAGTAACATTCGCATTAGGTTTTGAAATTCAAGGTGATGAAAAAGCAAGACGTACTTGGTTCTATTTATGTACTGTTACACCATTTAGTGAATCAAGTAAAACTAAAGCTGATTCAATCGAAGTTAATGCAATCACATTGAACATCACAGTAAGACCTATTCAAGCAGGTTCAGTTTCAATTTTAAAGATTAGTGCAGATTCAAGTTGCTCTAACTATGAAGATTTCTTAACTGATGCACCTGAAGTACCAACAATTAGTTAGGAGTGAGATTATGGAAAAGACCGTAACAATTCAAGGAAAAGAATACAAACTTAAATCTTCATTAGGAACTGTACTTAAGTACCGTGAGATTTTTGGCACTGAATTATTTAGTGATGTAAAGATTATTGATAGTTTGAAAGACAAAGCAGAAGATGAAGTCTCAAGAATTATCGATGTTATTTTTAGAATCACTTATGTTCTTCATAGACCATACACCGATAAAACATATGACCAATTCTTAGATGATTTGGATTTCTCAGTTATTAGTGATCCTAAAGCACTAGAAGAATTAGCAAAAGCAATCGGTGAGTTAATTAAGGTTCAAAACGGTAACCACGTCTCTCCCTAGTAAAGAGTCAAGTGAAAACCATAGCCCTACAGCAAACATAATATTTAACTTGGCTCAATTAGGCATTTCACCTAGAGATGCCGACCTTTTTGATATTTCTACATATCTAGAGGTTTTAGATATTCAAAGTAAGATGCTACATAAATCTGAAATAGGAAATAGGAGGGCTACTCAAGTAGACATTGATTCATTTTTATTATAAGGAGGTGGTTATATGGCTGAGACAGTAAAAGGTTTAAATATTAAATTAGGTTTAGATACAACTGAACTTGATAGCAAATTAAAAGAACTAAACTCCGATTTAAAAAGTCAGGGACAAGATTTAAAAGCCATTAACAATTCCTTAAAGTATGATTCAACCAATGTTGAACTTTGGAAAAAGAAACAATCTACTTTAAATTCAATTTTAGAAGATACCAAAAGTAAATTATCTGCTCAAAACGCAAAATTAGAAGAAGCTAAAAAAGCAGTTCAAATTGGTGCATTGAGTGAAGAAGAGTTTGATAAATTAAAGCGAGGTGTGATGTACACTGAAGCTGAAGTTTCAAAACTTAACAATGAACTAAAAAACACTTCTAAAAAAATAGATGATTTAGGAAATGCAAAATGGGACAAACTAGCTAAGGTTGGCTCAAGTTTAACAAAGTATGTGACTGCTCCTATTATTGGGGCAGCTACTGCTTTGACGACATTAACAGTTAAATCAATGAACGCAGCTGATGAAATTGGTGACAATGCATCAAAGGTTTATTTAAGTGCAGAGGCTTATCAAGAATGGGCTCATGCTTGTGACATTTTGGCTGTTGATTCAAATTCAATGCAAAAAGCCCTAGTAAAAGTTAATGCTTTATTAGGCGATATTGCTAATGGAAATGGTAGTAGCATTGAAGAAACTTTAAATAAATTAGGACTAACTTTAGATGATTTATCTGGTTTAGATACTGACCAAGCATTCACAAAGTTGAGAGATGCTTTATCAAATGTTAGGGATGAATCTACTAGGACAGCTTTAGCCAATGAGATATTTGGTGATAAGTTA